AATTAAGTAAGTAAGTAAAGTATCCTACTATTAAACACAACTGTCAAGTATTAGTTGGGTCGCACCTACTCTTTATTGTAAGCAACAAAAAACCCCGCCGAAGCGGGGTTTCTAAGTCCTTAATAACTAAGAACTATGCACCTGCTGATCCAAATATTGAACGAGGATCAGAGTATCCAAAGCTGTAGCGTTCGCGAGCTTTGAAGCGTACATTACCAGACTCGAAGTCACCTTCCATGCCTGTTTTCATTGCAGCACGCTGGAAATGCTTCAGCCCGTTTGGAGCGTCAGTTTTTATGAACCAAGCGTCGCTATCAACAAGATAATGATTAACATCATATCCGCCTGACAGCATACCTTTCGATTTCAGAGCATTGATGTCATTAACATTCGTAGCACTATTTGAAATAGTAGTACTCAGGTCAGATTTCAATACACGCTCTGCAACGAAAGCAAGACTTGCAGGGATCACCAAAGAGAGTCCACGGACTGCTGCTTTGAGACCACGCTCATCTGTCATCTCAGAGATCTGAATAAGAGCCGACTCAAGAGAAGTCTCATTCATATCTGCTGGAGTAGTTAGCTCATTGGACATAACTCCACCACTAAGTAGTGGGTGATCTGTCGCAATCAGTTCCTTACCGTCTCCGCCTGCAAATGCTGAGTTAAATGCGTTGTTCAGAACAGACGCACCCTTAACATTCTTAGTGTGAGCCATACTACGAGCAAGTGCCTTAGTATAACGCGAAGAAAGTTTATCATAAAGATTATCTTCAATTGCCTCTTCCGTCAATGCGAAAGCAAGCGCGATAGTCTCATGCTGATAGCGAGCTGTCCAAGCTTCTTGTGCAGAGTCATAAGTAACCCCTGCGCCTTCTGCTTTAGTTGGAGCTGCTCCGAATCCACCTAACATAACCTCTTCCTCAAAAGCTCGGTCAGAACTTTCAGAATCGAAGATCATTTTGGTTTCATCACCATATTGCTGATACTCAAGACCGAACAATGCGTTCAGCCCTGGCTCTAGCTCTTTTACAAGTTGTGCGCGATTAATAGCCATAATTTAGGTCTCCTTATACGCCAGTTGCGACAGGTGCTTCACTTAACTTATGCTCTACAATCTGAACATACGCTTCTGCGTTGTCAGACTCTGAGTCATTGTCAGGTGAATCAACAAAATCAAGAATACGAAGTGTAGCAGTAGTGGTCCCTGTGGCGGAGCTAATCTCCTGACCAGAGCGGCCGTTTAATGTACTACCTGCGTGAGTAGTTTCCATGTCAGCAAGCTGTCCGATATCTGCGATACCTGAAGCTCCTTCAAATTGGGCGCGATACGCAATGTTTGGATCACTATATACATTAGCTGTAGCATATGAACCGTTCACTGAAGTACTCGCTGCCCAGTGTGAACTGAACACTACTTCCCCGCTGTCTTTAGTATAAGAACAACCTGCGAATACACCGATTGGTTGATCTCCCTCACCTGCTACCGCGATAGTACCATCTGCTGCCTGAGATACAAGATCACCAGCGAAAATGCTTGTAGCATAGTCATCTGCGATACGCATCTCATTCATGCGAATAGTGCCACCAGTTAAATGGTAAGCAGGAGTAAACCCGTTTGGATTATTTGAATTAGCCATTGCTAAATCTCCTATTAAAAATTAAACGAAATATAATCTAATCTGCTATCGGCTACCAAACGAAGTCGTAGACTTCCTATTCGGCGCGCCCATTGGCATACTAGAATCACTTTCCCGCATGAGATTGTTGTCAACTGCGTCCATCTGTCCGTCAGTTTGTGCGCGGTAATATTCATTACGTTGCCCAACAGTCTCATCCGGGATTTTGGCAAGGATTAAACCCCCTACCCCTATAACACCTGCATGCTGTCCGTCTTGAACAGTTGGTGATGCAAACTCTGGGTGATCTTCAGCACGAACAGGCTCATAACCCTCACGCATCCGCTTACTCATATTTGTACTATCCAACTGGCCTGCGGCAGATTCACGTATCCACCTATAATGAAAACCAGGAGGTGGCTCTGGCGCATCTAACATCGAAGGCGGTGCCCAAGGTTTGTTAGAACGAGTTTCGCTATTGCGAGTTGTTGCCGCTCTTGCGGTCTTTGCTTTATTTACTGTTGCTGTCATAGTATTTACTCCTATACATATTTCGCATACTCTTTAAGAGGCACACCCAATCGATTCGCTATTGCTACCTGACTTTGTGTGAGTTTTACTTTGCGTCCACTTTTAACACCCGCCGATCTACCGGCTCCTGCTACAGTCTGGACTGGACCGTTACTTACTACTTTACTACTATTTTCTGAATTGTCAACAAATTTATGAGGGAAATTACTCTTCATATATGTATTAATCTTTCCGTAGTAGTCATCACTCTGTGGATCAAGATACTCTTCCTCCACTAATTTACGATGATAACCCAATGCTGCATGGGTCATCGCTTCATCTTCACCGAACCACTCATTAGCACTTGCCCAATCTGTAGCGCGACCATCTGGCGCAGCAGGTTGAGGGCGTTGCTGCTGCTGTTGCTGCTGCTGCTGCTGTTGCTGCTGCGCGTAGTACTGTTGAGTCTGCGCATTAAAAGCAGGAACTTGTTTAGCAGCAGCGCGAGGTGCTCGACGCTTAATGGAATCCTGCTCTACCGCCAACGCCGACAATTCTCTGTTGGCTTCAACAATCAAATCAGCATCACCCGACTCAAAGGCATCTTTATATCGCTGCTTCGCAGTGTCTAACTCCGCATTAATTCGATTACCGTACTCCGTCTGAAGCTGAGTATCACGCTGAACATTAACTTGGCTCTGTTGCTGTTGATATGTCTGTAACTCTTGCTTAACCTGTTGCGCATACTGCACAGCAGCGTCTTCACGACGCTTGGCTTCCTCACGCTGATAAGTGAGTTTATTAATACGCTTCTGAACCCCGTCTCCATACTCTTGAAGTTTTGGATCACTTTCTAAGTATTCCTTAACTTGGGCTTCTGCACTTACTTCTTCATCTGCTTCTACGGTAGGGGCTAGGGATAACTGATCTACCGCGTTAGCGTCTAGGTCAGCGGCTCTCGGATCCACCTCATCTTCTGGGACTTCTAATTCGAGTTCAATTAACTCATCTTCAACTACATTTTCATTAGGCATGGTATTCTCCACGTTTATGCCGAAAGTATATCTTCGGGATTATCAATAACTGCTAAAATCTCATCATCATTTAACAGGCGCATGTCACCACCGTCTATCTTAAAGCGAGCTCCCGCATAACGACCAAAAATAACCCAGTCACCTTTTTGACACCACGCTCCCTCTGGGAACTTGCCGGTATCTTTATAAGCGTCTGCGCCGAGCTCGACTACATAACCAACTACGGCCGCAAGTTTCTCACGATCTCGCGTTTCGTCAGCTAATATAATTCCGCCTTTAGTAGTTTGAGAGGGTGAGAACGGTAAAATCAACACTCTATAACCGGTGGGCATAGGTAGTTTCGATGTCTCACCTGCTTCAATTTTCTCAGGGGTAAGTAAGACCTCCTCATCAGGAAGAGGTTTATTTATATCATGTAGCGGTTTAAAGTCTGCCACGGTAGACTTACCTTCAGAACCGAAGGCTATTGCTGGTTTAGTCATCATCGACTGTCTCCATTTTCTTAAGCAGGTCTAAAACGAGTTGTTCAGCTGAAGTAAGACCTGTAACCTCTCCAACTACTCTCTGATATGACTCCCAATCTTTCACACTACCATAGGTGAGTGCTTGAGATCGGGTGTCAATCTGTGCTCGGAGCGCCTTTAATAAGCGCTCCGATAAACTTATTGCGTCCAACTATACATAGCCCTTGCTGCGGGGTTTAACTACCTTGTTCGATTTAGTAGACTTGGCAGCGCTTTTAGGTTTAGTAGCTCTTCTAGGTTTAACCAATCCACCTTTCGCAAACAACCCCTGTTTACGCAACTCTGCTAATCGTTTCTCGTGAGCTTTTGCGGCACGCATTTTTTTAACAAGTGCAGCCCGATCCTTTGGTGCAACATTCTTCCCTCTTAAACTCTTAGAGGTTGGAGTATCAGGATATGTTGTACGTACATACCCCGAACCTGATTTCACTTTCTTACCGGATGAGTCTCTGAGATACCCTCGGCTGGCTGCTTTACCTGTCACTTTCTGTTTAAGAGAAGGTGTTACTTTCTGTTTAAGAGAAGGTGTTAGTTTCTGTTTAACTGTAGGCGACACCGCTTTATGCGTCTCCATTGGTAACGAAGCTAGGATGGCACCAGTCGCTGCACGCCCCGCTAGTTCCCTACCCCTTGCTTTGTTAGCTGCGGTGGTACGTGATTTACGTTTACCCAATGCTTCATTAGACCGCTTACGCTGCGCAGCAACACGGGCTTTTTGAGCGGGTGTTAGAACACGCTT